TTACTGAATACTGACCCCGATCTTTTTCCCAATCTTCTAGTTCCTTACCCGCAATATCTTCTAGAGAAACGGGGCCCTCGGTGATACTGACCACAAGGGTAGAATGATTATTAACTTTTAAAGTCCCTTTATAACCGAACTTATTCAATACACCTTTCACAAACGGTGCTATCTCTTTTTTCATTTCTTGACTCATATATGCCATAGTTTTTTCCTTTCCCTTAATACATATATATTATAACAGATATACACGAATTTGTAAAGTGCGTAAACCCTTGGCTAGCAAGTAGTTGCAAACTATTTTTTACGAAATGCTAAGTGATTTGCTTGCAAGTAGTTAGGTAGATTTCATCTTAGAGAAATTATTGACCTTTTCAAAGGTTAGCTTATTCTCAAACTTACCCTCTAAAACATCTGTCTTATGGCTAATAATAAATGTATTAGTATCTTTGTCAAGTGTACCAAGAATTTTAAGAAGATTTTCAACACCATCGCCGTCAAGTGACGAGTCGAAAGTTTCGTCCAGTATAAGAAGATTAGTATTAGTCGAGTTCTTCATCCTAGCAATCTGTCTCCAAGTGAACATCAGTGCTAGGTCGATACGAGACTTTTCCCCCTCGGAGAATGAGCTGTATGAAAAGTCATCGCGGTGGCGAGAACGGATAGTCTCGTTAAAACTTTCATCAATGTTAAAGAGTACAAAGAAGTCAAGTACTTGTAAATACTGATTAATTAATTTATTCATTACAGGTAGATACTGCTTGATTACTTTTGCTTTAATACCGCCGTCACGGAGAAGCTCATCTACTGCTTGGGTGTACCTATACATTTCTGAATACTCAGCATGTTTTTTGTTTAGTTCTTTTAAAGCTTTAAGATACTCACCTAGTTTCTCATCTGCTTCGCTTGTGTCATTTGTTTGTGTGAGTTTTTCATTGAGTGATGCTATCCTTGCTTGGAATCCACTGATCTCCTTTGTATTACTTGCAATATCAAGAGCTAGATTCCGAACACGGAGAAGCTCGGTTTGTGCGCGTTCGTATTCTATGTTTGTTTTAGCAATTTCTTTTTGTAATACTGCATTACCCTCTTCCAGCTCGTGTATTGTAGCGTTCGTGTTTCTGATAGCATCTTCTTTTAATTCAAGACTAATATCTTGGCCACAAGTTGGACATTCTTTATTCTTATCAAAAAATTCTCGTTCTCCTATATAACGAGCAATCTTTTGTTCTAACTTACCTTCATACTTACTAAGCTCGCTTTGTTTACTACGAATAACCTGTACACCGGCTTCATCGACATCGGTTGCTACATCAGCTAATAAGTTTGTATTTAACTCTTCTAACTCGCGACACTGTGAAGCTAGTTGATCGATTTCCTCTTGTACTTCACTTTTTTGGCTATCATCTATTGATTTGATTTTGTCTATATGTTCAGTTTGCAAATTTATCTTTTCATTAGTAATTCCAATCTGCGTATTGAAATAGCTAATCTCACTTTTTAGCTTTGCAACCTTATCCTTCAAAACGTAATTCATCTTTGTAAAGATACCAATATCAAGCAAGTCTTCGATCACTTCTCTTCTATCATTGGTTTTTAGTTGCATAAACGGAATGAAGTTACTTGAGCCAAGTACTACGATCTGATGAAATGACTTGTGATTTAGCTTTAGTATGTTAGTCTCTAGTAGCTTTTGATAGTCTCGTGCATGAGACTCTTGGTTCATCATTACGCCGTCTTTCCAAATTTCAAACTTGGATGGTTTCATTCCACGAACTACTTTGTACTTTGTTGACCCAATGCTAAACTCAACTTCAACTAAACACTTCTTACCATTAATGCTATTAACCAGCTGTGGCTTGTTTATATTCCTATGTGGTTTACCAAATAACGCAAAGGACAATGCGTCTAACATTGTAGATTTGCCAGCACCGTTTGAGCCAACTACGAGTGTAGTCTTGTGGTTGTTTAGATGTATTTTTGTTGGTTGGTCACCAGACGAAAGAAAGTTAGCGTATGTTATACTTTCAAACTTAATCATATAGAATTCAACTCCATTGCTTCTGCATGTAAACCATTTAGAAGGGATTTCAATTTACCTTTATCTAAGTCAGACTCGATTGCGTCAACGTAAGAGTTGAGTAGAGTCGTTGTGTCTTCAAGATTGATCTGTTCATCTTCAATTTGTTCAGCTGATAGGTCTCCAAGGTTCTCAACGATCTTTAAGTCTTGGGGATTCATTGATTGCACTCTGTCAACGTATTTATCAAATTCGTAGTAATTATTCTTTTCTGTTACAATAATTTTTACAAACTTACCAGTTACGTCAGAGCAGTCTGTCTGTTTATCATCAGAGTAGTACAGCTTTCGGTATAGTGTGTATGGGTTACGCACTGGTTCCATCTCGCGAGTTTCCGTATCAAAGATGTGAAAGTACTTTGGATCATGGGCATCTGACCAAGTAAATTCCATTTGAGTGCCAAGGTATGTGATGTTACTCTGGCTAGACTTCGTGTGATAATGACCAGAGTATACAGAGTCAAACCTGTTGAAAATTTCTGTGCCCATACCATGTGACTTGATGTTTGCGTTAGCCATAAACTTGAAACCTGCCAACTCAAAGTGCCCCATCAGTATTTGTGACTTTGTGTTTTGAATGAAGTCAATGCACTGTTTTTCATTGTCTGCTGTTATCCATGGCACTAAACCGATACTCAAGTCATCAATAACTATATCAGTAGGTTCCATATATATTTTGACGCAGTCTGTGTAGTGTCCAAGCAATTCTTTAAGGGAGCATAGATCGTTTGTGTTTTTATAGTATACATCATGGTTGCCAGGAATGATCGACATTCGCATACCTTTGTCTCTAAGGACATCAAGGAACATGTGTCGATTACGTTCTAGTGCTTTGAAGTTTACGAATCTTCGATGATCGTAGTAATCTCCAAGGTGTAAGATTGTATCTATTTTATGCTCTTCCAAATATGGAAAGAATATGTTCTCGTAGAAAGCTTGTGCATTATCTAAGAAAACATCACTGCCATTTTTAAGACCGCAGTGAGTGTCGTTCAATATAGCTATCTTCATTTGTTAGTGGATGCCCATTCCTTAATTATTCGGTCATTTACTTTAACAGCTTCAATACGTGCTTTGATTCTCTCCACAATGCTGTCACCGTCATAGTCACCGTCAATATCAGCAAACGCTTCTATACCTGATTGCTCGATATATTTTAGCTTAATGTCTTGCTGTTTCTTCTCTTTAGCAATTCGCCTCAAGAAAGCAAAGTACGATATTTGAGTGAAGTACGCGAACGCGTTTGGTTTACCTGTACGAGTAGCTGCTTCGATATTATAGTTACCTATAGCCTTAATACAGTTTTCTACTGCATCCATAACCATTTCGTCTCGATATGTATAACGAACAAAATTAGGTTTGTGAGAAAGTCCTTCAGCAATCTTCATAAAACATTCGCCGATGTATTCTGGTATCTGCGGGATGTCTTCTTTAGATTCTTTCCCATTTGCTTCTCGTACATACTCAACCACTGCTTCCGAAAAGTCACGGTTGTTTACATAATGTGGTTTCTTCTTTTTTTCTTCGATTTTCATAGTATATATAGTATCACAAGCGTAAGGGCTTGTAAACATCTTTTTTTATTTAATTTTTTACTTTACAGCACTTGACAACTTTGGTATAATGTTCTTATCACGTCAGAAGTTAAATCTTCTGCTATGGAAGTCATCATCGTTGCCATCTGAATAATCCTTATTATCAAGGCCATTAAATAATGACTTCACAAAACTAAGTGAATCAAATACGGTATCACCATTCATTCCCATCTCTTTTGCTAAAGTCTTTACCTTATTCTGTAAATTAACCTTAGAGTAAAAGTTCTTCAGTTTAATAGAGGCTTCTGATTTAGCAATTACTTTATCACAATTAATCAAAACCTCACTACTATCACTGCCGTATATCCACTCATTCATATAGATATTGTTCATTGAACCATCTTCGCTATTGATTAAAGCTATTTCTTGAGGGTTTGACAGTAATATTTCTTTGCCGTCATTGTCCATTATCTCTCCGATTATGGTTCCGCCATCAACTAACTTAAATACGAAGATTGGCATATTGTCTAGATACTCATCTAATTCTTTGCTCATAACGACTCCTTTTGTATAAATATAGATAAATTATTTTAATCTACAAAGGTATTTATACAGATGGCAACAGTTGCAAATTTCGCAGTGGATCAAGGTTCGACCTTTTCAACACAAATAAATGTGGGTGAAGGATTTGACCTTACAGGATACACGGCAAGAGGTAAGATTAGAAAGTCATATTCTGCTAGTACATTCACTAGTTTTACTACAGGTATAACTATTTTTGATAGCTTAGTGCAATCAGACTTTGTAACACTAACATTGACTGCTACACAAACTGCAGCTCTTAAAGCAGGAAGATATGTGTATGATGTTGAGTTAGTACAAGGTAATGTGATAACAAGAATTTTGGAAGGTCAGATGGAGGTTCTTCCTAGTGTGTCACAATCTTTCTCAACTGGAGAAGGAATCGAATTTAAATATAACGAAGAGAATTTTGTTGCTCACACGATGTATCACCCAACTACTGGGGAATCAGTGTATATAGAAACTTTTGCCGATCATACAACATACATGAACTTAGGCTATGTCCATGTATATCCGATTGGTGGAGGAACAGACTCACCACCAGTTAGAACACCTTTAGGCGAAAGTGACGAAGAAGGGACAGACAATGGCTACTAATATTAGTATAAACGCAAATGAAAACAACGCTCTTAAAGCGGTAATCAATCCAACCCATAGCGTAACGGTTAAGTCAGTAGCTACTACTAATGCTGTCGCTCTTGGTTTAGAAAATGTGACAAACGAATCAAAAGAAGTCATGTTTACTAATCCAACCTTTACTGGTACACCCACCGCTCCAACTGCCGAAGCTGGAACAAATACCCAACAGATTGCAACTACAGCTTTTGTTCAATCTACAGTAGCAACGAGAGATACATTAGCTGAATTGACAGATGTAACCATTACTTCAGTTTCTAATAACAATATTATTTTCTACGATTCAGCAACAGCACAATTTGTAAACGGTACACTTTTAGAAGCTGGAATTAATAAGACAGCCATTGGATTAGGTAATGTAAGTAACCAATCTCCTGCGGAATTATTTAACAATACTGCGCTAACTGGAGTTCCCACCGCACCGACAGCTTCATTAGGTACAAATACTACTCAATTAGCAACAACTGAATTTGTACTAGCTAATGCTGCAAATGATATTTCATTACACGATCTTTCAAACACTAATATAGACTCCCCACCTGTAAATGGAGACATCATAGTTTGGGATTCACCTTCTCAAAACTTTGTCAACCGTACACTAGCAGCTGCCGGCATTAGTGCCTCTGGTCTTGGTGTTGGAAGTTTTGTAAACGAATCGCCGGGGTCTCTATCTATATCTAGTGCTACTCAAACAGCACTCGATCTAAAAGCAGACTTAGCAAACCCTTCATTTACTGGTACTGCTACATTTGATGAAGCTGTGTTCAACAGTCCAGTGACCTTGAACGGTGCTGTTACATTCAATGACACTCCAACATTCCTTGTTAATTCAATTTCATCTACAGCAATCAGCGGTTTAACAAGTTCAGACGTAGGCTTAGGGAATGTTGATAACACAAGCGACGAGTCCAAACCTATTTCGACCGCTACACAAGCTGCACTCGATCTAAAAGTAAATTCAGATTCTCCATCAACTATTACTGGAGTGCTTACTTTCGATACTCAGCCGGTTGGAATTACAAAGGCGTCGGTTGGTCTCGGAGAAGTAAGTGATTCTTCGCCATTGGATTTACCTATCTCTACTGCTACTCAAACAGCACTTGATTTAAAAGCTGATTTAAACAGTCCTACATTTACTGGTACGGCAACATTCCAATCTCCAGCAGTGTTTAACGGAAGTGTCACCTTTAACGATTCGACAGTTACAGGATTAACAAGCTCAACAGTAGGTCTCGGCAATGTTGAAAACTTAACCAGACTTCAAATTTTAGACAGTGCAGTATTAACAAACTCTCCTACTGCACCTACTGCGAACTCTCCCGATAGTTCTGACAGAATCGCAACTACTAGATTTGTACAAACTAGAATTACTTCACAAATTAATGATATTGTAGACGGTGCGCCAGGTGCTCTTGACACACTCAATGAACTAGCTGCAGCACTTAACGATAGTCCTGGCCAGATCGCCGATATGCTAGTAAACATCAATAATAATACTAGTAACATTGCTACTAACACTGCTAACATTGATTTAAAAGCACCTTTAGAAAACCCTGTATTTACTGGTGCAGCTCAATTTACCAATACCGTAATCTTCAATAGTCCTGTTACATTCCGCGGACTAGTTACATTTGACACTCCACCACTTGGGATATCTGCAGATGGTTTATCTCAGTCACCACTAGAATATCCAATTTCAACTGCTACACAAGCTGCACTTGATTTAAAAGCTGATTTAAACAGTCCTACATTTACTGGTACAGTAAGTGGTATTGAATTGAATCATCTTTCGGACGTTGACAATACACCAACTAATTTATCTGATAGAGATATTCTAATTTATGAATCTCCCTTTTATACAAACAGACCAATCAATAGTATATTTGAAAATGATATACCAAGAGTAGCTGGTCTTACTATCACAAACGATACACCTGCAGTAAGAACTGCTATTGGATTAGGTAATGTCACTAACGAATCTAAGACTACAATGTTCTCTAACCCAAACTTCACTGGTGTAGTTAATGCTAGAGAAATTGTTCCAGACGACACTTACTCGTCTGGTTTAATAATCAGAGGCGCAGATCAGGACAACGCCGGCCCAGGTGGTAAAGTTGTAATTAAAGGTGGCCTTGGTGGAGAAAGCGAAGACGTCGATGGAAATGTTGAAATCGGATTGACCACTACTAATTTGGTCGATTTAGGCTCAACACGAGCAAGTTCTTTACAGGTAACTGGAAACACTACTCTTGATGGTGATGTAACAATTGCTGACCAAATCATACATAGTGGTGATACAGATACTAAAATAAGATTTCCGTCAAGCGATACTATACGACTTGAAACTAACTCCGGTAATTCAAAATTTGAAGTTGATGGCACACTCGCTAAGTTTACTGCCCCCTCCGCTAATTTTGAAGTAGAATCGTCAGGAGATAATTCTACTACACTAACACTTACTTCTGGTGGTGATGGCTCAAGCGCTACCCTTAAAATATTATCTCACTCTGAAGGCAGTTCTAATATTCAGTTCGGCACATCAGCCAGTACTGACCCAATCATTAGCTATGACTCAGATAATGATATATTTAACATTAAGGGGAATGGCAATGAATTTAATCTAAATGCAGCTGGTCAAACAATGAGGTTGACCGCATCGACAATTAACTTCTCTGGTACTGCAACATTTAATGGAGGAACCTCAGGCTTAACTAAATCAGATGTCGGTCTCTCAGCTGTAAGCAACCAGTCACCTGGCGAACTTCCAATTAGTGAGGCGGTTCAAGCAGCCCTCGATCTTAAGCAAGATAGTTCTCCTTTTGCCGTATTTGACAGTCCCGGCCAGAAAACAGAAGTTCTAGGATTCAAAACAGATATTACATTAAACACTGCTAACATTAGTTCTTTAAATACTGCAATAACCACAAATACTGATAATATTGCAACATTGACTACACAGCCAGTGTATGATAGTCCGACATTGAACAACGCTGAATTCAATGGAAATGCTATTTTTAACTCTCCTGTTACAATTGGCAGTGGAACATTTGAATATGGTGTAACACAAACTGATACTGTTATTATTGGTGATGGTATTACAGCTGCAAATCAAGCAACGGAAAACGTACTTATCGGACATAATGTTACGTCACACGGAACCGAAAATGTTGTTATCGGAGACGGGGCCAATGCGGCATACAACACGGGATATCCCAACAGTGCAGCCGATACATCTGTTATTATTGGTAAAGGAGCTAGTGCTGGATACTCTTGCCAGGACACGGTGAATATTGGTACAAATGCAAATGCATATAATTGCATCAACACAGTTGCTATTGGTAAAGGGTCTTCTGTAACAGGTGGTGCAAATAATGCTATTTCCATTGGTACAAACTCGTATGTGGGTAACAGCGGTTGTGTAGCGATCGGTGCTAGCACTGATTCTCAATATACCGGCTCTATTGCAATCGGCGACAATGCTCAAGGTATAGCATTGAACAGTGTTGCTATAGGAAAAAACACAAACATACATGGGTATGCTGATAACGCAATCGTAATTGGCTCAGGTGCGTCAGCTAATGCGTCCGCAGCAAATAATTCAATCGTAATCGGTAGATCGGCTAGTAGTGTCGGAGATAATGGTCTTGCAATAGGTGACAACGCTGACGCATCATCTAATAATAGTATTTCTATCGGGCATGACACTTATGCGGGTCTTGGCGGAACTGGTAGCGACATTGCTATTGGTAATACGGCTCGAACTTCTGACGGGGGTGCTGCTGATAATAACATTGCAATAGGTTCATCAGCTGAAGCTGGAGAGTATGCTGGGCCAAACACTGTTACCCATTCTATGGCAATTGGGTTTAATGCTACAGCTAATGCTTCTATATCTGGTGGTGGTGTTGGTGCAACTGCAATTGGTCATAGGGTTAAAACTACAATACCTGAAACTACGGAAATTGGTTTCTGGTCTAATGCAACTACCCGTGGCGGTGCAATAAGAATACACGGTGGTACTGGCCAAGTATCAATGACCATACAAAATAGATCATCAGCATATACTGATGGTGGAGCAACTAAAGGTGCTGAAGAAGACAATGAATTAATGAGAAATGGGTTGTCATTTAGAAGAAGCGGCAATAAACTATTTGTCGATGTTAATGACAGTGCAGGTTCAGTTAAAACTAAGAGTTTCGGTGAGTTTGGTGACTCACCTAATGAATTCAATAGTCCTGTAGAAATTAATGATGTAATTACATTCAATAGCCCATCAACCGTTAATTTGACAACTGAAAACTATAACTTTACTGATAGTTCAGCGAGAGCATTTAGATCAGCATCTGGTGTCTCAGATGGTTTAGGTGCAATATACGCAATATGGGCTGAAACAGAAGGAACCCTACAAGATTATGAAAGCCCTGCTTTTGGGGGTGAAGAGTGGGCATTCGGTAGAGCAGATGTAGTAAAGACAGCTCATGGTATTCCAATCGGCTTTAGATCGAGAATAATGAGATTAGGTCTAAACGTATCATGGTTTACCGGCACAACCACGGAAGACATAATAGTTGAAGTTTATAAAAATGGATCGCCAACTGGAGCTAGAGCAGTAATACCATCTGGTGCTAGTCCGGGCGCGGGTAGTGCTGATCGAAAAGTGGTGGACATAATAGACTCACCAAATGTAGAGTTTGAAGTTAATGATATCTTAAACTTTAGAACAATACAAGATGGTAACGTCACTAGTGTTCACGCAAGAGCCGTAGCGTATTTACAAGTAATTGAATAAGATAAATTATAAATAAAGATTTAAAGGAGCTATAAAACATGAGTATAAATGTTTCAGTCACACAAAACATAACATCGGTAACAACTGAAAACTGCGGATCAATAACGCGGGTAGAAAATGAATCAGACTCATCACAAACACTATTGACATGGAACGGAGATGTGAGATTTAATAACTCTGCGGGGAGACCAGTTATTGTCGGGCCGATTAAACAAGTAATTCAAACAAATCGTAGTATGACATTAGGTGAACTGAATACTGCAGCACAATCTTTGTATACCAAAGACTATGATAATTGTAATAATGCAGAAGCTAAAGCTGCACGTCATAAAGTTCTTGGAGACACTTGGAAAATTAAAATTAAAGCCCTTACTGTTATTACTATCAGTGACGCGGATGCTGACACTCTTGTTAATGAAATTTTGAATAACTGCTGTGCATAATGAAAAAATATATATTTAATAGTAGTATGCCCAGAAGTGGGTCAGAACTACTACAAGTGATACTAC